ATATATATAATAATGGGTGGAGGATTAATGCAATTGGTAGCATATGGGGCTCAAGATATTTATTTAACGGGTAATCCTCAAATTACTTTTTTTAAAGTAGTATATCGGCGACATACAAATTTTTCTATGGAATGTATAAAACAAACGATTAATGGAAATTTTAATTTTGGTAAAGAAGGTTCCGCGACTATTTCAAGGAACGGGGATTTGATTGGACAAATGTATTTATCTTATAATTTAAAGGATAATAAGGGTATACAAAGTAATTTTGGTAATGCAATGATAAAAAATGCGGAAATTGAAATCGGGGGTCAATTAGTTGATAGACAAGATGGGAGATGGATGCAAATTCAAACCGATTTAACTGAACCCAATCCTTCGGGAAACCCTTGTGGGTCGTGTCCTCATCAAAAATTAGCGGGTATTGGTGTGAATTTCGGTAATACTGAAAATTCAACCACTACTAAAGTAAACACGGTTTATTGGGTCCCATTTAAATTTTGGTTTTGTAGAAATCCTGGTTTATATCTACCATTAATAGCTCTTCAATATCATGAAGTTAAATTAAAAATAGAACTATGGGAAGATACATATTTGGGAGACGCATCGGTTAAACCTGCTTTTGCAGAAAAATATATTAATTTGTGGGTAGATTATGTATATTTAGATACGGATGAGAGGAGAAGGTTCGCCCAAGTTAGCCATGAATATTTAATTGAACAAGTTCAGATGAAAAAAAGTAATTGGGATTATAATACTAATTCTGTTAAATTAAATTTCAATCACCCCGTTAAAGAATTAGTATGGGTTTATTCTATATCGGGTGGGGGTGGTGTTAAAAACAATTTTTTCCCTGGAGTGGCCCTACGTCACAGTGACGATTTAGATGGTAGTATAACTCAAGGGACTTACGATGATACTGATGGTGATTATGGTGGTAAACATCTACCCATTAACTTTGCTAAAAATCTTAAAGGGGGTGAAGCTGATCCCGAACAACCCGCTTCATTTATCCGAAATCGCGAATATGGTCTGAAATTAAATGGTCACGATAGATTTTATAAAAGGGATTCACACTATTTTACTTTAACGCAAGTTTGGAAGCATCACACGGGTTATGGTTCTCCATTCCCGGTAAGTTCTATATACGTGTATTCATTCGCATTAAAACCGGAAGAACACCAACCATCTGGAACTTGTAATTTTTCAAGAATTGATAGTGCTACTCTAGATATGAGCCTCGCAGATAAAGTTGGTGCTAACGAAACTGGTGTTAACGAAATAAATATATATGCTATTAATTACAATGTTCTACGAATCATGAGTGGTATGGGTGGTTTAGCATATTCTAATTAAGTATGTTTTTAATATAATTTTTAAATTATTATTTTTATGTTCTTTTTAAAAAAAAAAAAATATTATATATATATATATATATAATAATGGGTGGAGGATTAATGCAATTGGTAGCATATGGAGCTCAAGATATTTATTTAACGGGTAATCCTCAAATTACTTTTTTTAAAGTAGTATACAGGAGACATACAAATTTTTCTATGGAATCTATAAAACAAACGAGGTCGGGTGGTGGTTCTCAAGTGAATTGGACTATTTCAAGGAACGGGGATTTAATTTTAAATATGTTCCTTGAAAAGGCAAAATGGGATGTAAAAGTAGATGCCCTAGACCTAGTATCAGCCACTGATAAGTTTGAAGATTCAGGTGGTGGTATGGAGAGACCTGTTAGAGAATATTTGAATTCCCAATTAGATACAATGAGATACAGTATAGAAATTGGTGGACAATGTATTGATAGATTTGACAATTTATATAGAAGAACATTCAATTGTTTGAATGAGGTAAATCCAGTTTGTGATGAACAAACTTTATTATTAAGAATGGAAGAACTTGGGATTTATAATTTACCATTTTGGTTTTGTAGAAATCCAGGTCTAGCTCTACCTTTAATTGCTCTACAATATCATGAAGTCAAATTTATTCTGGAATTAAATAAAGCCAATTCTGATAATAACTTAAAATATTTGGCTGGTACACGACCTTCCGACGGACTTGAATTATGGGTAGATTATGCTTACCTTGATACCGATGAGAGAAGAAGATTCGCACAAGTTTCCCACGAATATTTAATTGAACAGGTTCAATCAAGTAAGCATCCCATAAGTTCGGCTAGTGCTACTTTAGATTTACATTTCAATCACCCGGTTAAAGAATTAGTGTGGGTTTGCCTAGATGTAAATAATAAACCAACTTGGCACAATATTAAAGAGAATGATAGTAAAAAGACGGGCGTCCAACTTAATTTGAATGGTCAAGATAGATTTGCGAAACGGGTTGCTAGATATTTTAGTCAATTACAGGTTTGGCAATATCATTCGGGGTATGGTTCGTTGACAACGGGTGATGTCGATATGGACTTCTTATTTGATAAAAATGAAATAGACAATGAAACACCCGAACAAAATTTTGTGACACAGCCAGTATATGTTTATTCATTTGCATTAAAACCAGAAGAACATCAACCATCGGGGACTTGTAATTTTTCAAGGATAGATAGTGCTACACTTCATTTTACGGGATTGGCAACCGAAACTTTAAATATAGGTGATGACACAGATTCAATACCTACCTTTAATGAAGGAATAGGTGCTGATGTAACCAGAGAAAAAGTCGGGGAACGAGTTTACAAAATTTATACTGATATTTTTAAACCACGAGATATTCAAGTATATGCTATAAATTATAATGTATTAAGAATAATGAGTGGGATGGGTGGACTTGCTTATTCTAATTAAATGTTTTAGTTCGTTTTTATCTTTTTTTTTTTCTAAGTTAATTATATAAATATGGGCGGCGGTCTAATGCAATTGGTGGCTTATGGAGCTCAAGATATATATTTAACAGGTAACCCCCAAATTACTTTTTTTAAAGTAGTTTATCGGCGACATACGAATTTTTCAATGGAACACATTGAACAAACAATAAATGGAATTCCTGGTTGGAACAACAACATAACATCCATTATATCACGAACGGGTGATTTATTACATACAATTAATCTTGATTGGCAGTGTCCAACAAAAGAACCCGACGCGAATATAAGAATACCTCATAATTTCGGTCATTATATGATTGATTGGATTAGACTAGACATCGGGGGAACAGAAATTGATAAAATATATGGACATTGGATGGAAGTTCATTCAAGATTAACTATTCCTAATCATAGTAAAGTAATTGGATCATATTCTAAACAAATGGTTAATACTATATCAGATCCACCACCCTCGGGGACAAAAGAACATCCTAAAGATAATTTTAAATATTCGGTTTCAAGCGATTTAACTAATAATATCCCCCAAAATACTAATTTTCAACAAATGACGGGAGCGGGGGGTGTAGATGGCGTATCTAAATCGGAAATTAAGAATAAAAGTAATCTTCCAAGACACTTACAAATACCTATACCCTTTTGGTTTTGTAAAAATCCAGGTTTAGCATTACCATTAATTGCTTTACAATACCACGATATTAAAATTAATATAAAATTTAAAAGTAATTACCCAATGAAAAATTACGACCCAACTGGTGAAATTATAACTGCATCTGAAGACGTTTTTAGTAAAGATATATTTGGTGGAGAATCTGGATCATCAGATAGCCTTAAAGTATATTGTGAATATATTTATTTAGATACCGAAGAAAGAAGGAGGTTCGCACAAGTAACACATGAATATTTAATAGAACAAGTTCAAAGAGAAGAACATTATGTAACCAACGGGGCTTCTAATTCTTTTAGATTAGCATTTAATCATCCTGTTAAAGAACTAATATTTTGTGGTGAATGGGGCGAAAATAGGGATGTGACACATATGTGGCCCGACCTTAAAGCCAATGGTACATATTGTGGAGTTTCTTCAGCAGATAGTACTGATTTTATTAAAGATAGTGTGGGGGGATGGTTGCCCGGAATAGGTTCAGATGATACAACTGTATCATTAAAGTTAAATAATCACGATAGATTTGCAGCTGATAAACCATTATATTATTTCACCAGATATCAAGCTCATAAACATCATTCTGGACCTGTTCAATTATATTCACACAACCCTCAAATTGTAGGAGGGGAAGGTCATTATCAAAATGGTGGGTGTGGTCACACACAGGAAAATAATGAACTGAATAGAATTCAAGATAGTATTGGAGTTTATTCATTCGCTTTAAAACCAGAAGAACATCAACCTTCAGGTTCTTGTAATTTTTCAAGAATAGATAACTGTATGTTAACATTTAAAAATTTACATTTAAATCCAAGTCAAGAAGATATTCAAGATTTTTGTGATGCACACCAACAAGAAAAAGAGGTAGATGCCAGCCATCATATGCCAACGTTGAATCATGGATATACCAATTTACCCCTAACAAGTACAATGATAGTATATGCTATAAATTACAATGTATTGAGAATTATGAGCGGTATGGGTGGATTGGCGTATTCGAATTAATTATATAAACAATTATTATATATATTTATATTATAAATGGGTGGTGGTTTAATCCAACTTGTATCAAAAGGAGCTCAAGATGTATATTTAACAGGAAATCCACAAATTACATTTTTTAAAGTAGTATATAGAAGATATACAAATTTTTCAACAGAATTAATAAATCAAACACTTAAAGGAGATGTTAAAGCAGGACGAAATTGTAAATGTGAAATATCTAGAGATGGAGATTTAATACATAGAATTTATTTTGATTTTACATTGAATGATAAATTTAATTATCCGTCAAATTTTGGAAATTATATGTTTGATAAAGTTGAATTATTAATCGGTGGTCAAGTAATAGATATACATCCTGGACATTGGATGGAAGTATATTCTAGATTGAATTATAAACAATCTGGAGAAACTCATAAAGTAAGTCATAAAATGAATGGATATAAGAGCGAGGGAGAAGTACATAAATATAGTAATTATCAAAGAATGAGTTTCGCGGGTGGTGTTTCGGGTAATCCTGATAAAAACGCCACTGTAAATTTAGGTAGAATATCAATTCCCCTTCAATTTTGGTTTTGTAAAAATATTGGTTTAGCATTACCGTTGGTTGCCCTCCAATATAATGAAGTAGTTGTTAATATTAAATTTAATTCTTTGACCGATTTTATGAATAATAATAATTTTACAAAAGAACAAAATCCGATAGATGCTTGTAATGGAGAATTATGGGTTGAATATATTTACTTAGATACCGATGAAAGAAAAAGGTTTGCTAAAATATCTCATGAATATTTAATAGATCAAATACAATATATAGATCATAATTTAATTAATGGAACTAATTCAATTGACCTTAAGTATAATAATTCAGTTAAAGAATTAATATTTGCTTGTGATTGGGATAATAGTAAAAATCATGGGGCAATACCTGGATTAGGAAATAATAATACAAATGTATCATTGGAAATAAATTCACAAAATTTTTTTAATTCAGATAGAAGTTTGAATTATTTTACAAGAAATCAAATATTCGAAAGACATATAGGGAATCCAATTATACAAGGTGGTGGTGAGGGAAATATTCCTTATATTGATATAAATACTGGTAACATTGATATATATAAAGATGTTGAAACTAATAATTTATTTGATCCAGTTGGGGTATATTCGTTTGCTTTAAAACCTTCCGAACATCAACCAACGGGGACTTTTAATTTTTCCATTATTCAAGATTGTAGATTAATTATAAAAAATATGTGTCCCCCAATATCTAATCTATCAGATCAATTACCATCAAATTATAGAGAAACTAGATTATTAAGAATATATGCTGTAAATTATAATATTTTACGGATTATAAGTGGTATGGGTAAATTAGCATATATTTAAGGTTAAATATATAAGTATGATATAAATATGGATAAATATATTAATTCGGGGAATAAGGGATTAATAAATAATGGAAATACGTGTTATTTAAATTCAGTAGTCCAATGTTTAACTCATATTTTATTTTTTCATCCGTTAAATAATAAGTTAAAACGAGATTTTAAATCGGAAAATGATTCAGAAAACATTATGGAAAATTGGATGAAAGTTAATAAACTTATGTGGGATAATCATTCTTGTGATACTATTAATATTAATTTTTTTATTAAGTCTTTTATTAGTAATATTCAAAAGCAAAATTTATATTTTGAGAATTTTGAGCAAAATGATGCTGAAGAATTTATCACTCTATTATTTGATATGATTCACAAAACATTAGTAATAGATTATGATTTTAATCCTATAGATGAAGCCGATAGAGAATGGTTTAATTATTTTAAGAACGATTATTCATTAATTACAGAATATTTTTATTCTCAAACTAAATTAATGACAAAATGTAATATATGTAATTATGAAACTATTAAGTATGATCCTGTCATGATATTACAATTATCTATTAATGATTCCATTGGATCAATAATAGATGCTATAAATAATGAATGCCGGGTAGAATGTATTATTGATTGGACTTGTGATAAATGTAAGAATAAATCTGGTTGTAGTAATAATAAAATATATCAAAAAATGTCAGAATTTATAATAATTCAATTAAAAAGATATAATAGAAATAATAATAAAAATAATAAATTTATAAAATATGAAGAATATTTAAATATGAATCCATATATTATAGATAAAACTAAATCAACATTATATAAATTAATGGGTATAATCGTCCATGCTGGTGGATTAAATTTTGGTCATTATTATTCCATATGTTATAATATGGTTGATGAAAAGTGGAGAATTTACAATGATGAAAATGTAGGAGATATTGAAACTAAAAATATATTTAATAAAAATCCATATTGTTTATTTTATAAGAGAATAAATGAATAAATATTTTATTTGTTATAATTTCATTTTTTAAATATGATATTAAAATAATATGGATGATAATAATTATATATATGCACAAGCAAAATTAGAATATACTAAACAATTGATTGATATATTAAAGAATTGTATATTTGATTCTTTTTTAGAAATACACCAAGAATCAAAACAAACAAAATATAATACAATAGAAGATATTTATGTTAATTTTAGATCATCATTAGAAAATATTCCCAAATGGAATCAAACTATTATAGATTCTGAAGTTGATAAAATATGTAAAGATTCAGGTTGTGATTGGATCGATGATTTATTGACTGCTGTATATATTACACATACTAAAATATTATTATCTGTAGGGAAAAATAATAATAATAAGAAAATAGATTTAGTTATACCGACTATAAATAATTTTATCCATAAGTGTTTTATAACAATAGCTAGAGAATTATGGAAAAATCCTTATTTATATCAAGATAATATAAAAGCATCAGATTATCAGCGTAATATAAAATCAATTGAGGTTATTATCAGTGAAGGTATTGAACAAACTATTAGAAACACATTACCATTAAAAGATATATTAAAAGGTCATTTGGATATGAATATTGATAAAATAAATATAGATGGGGATGATTCGGAAGATGAAGAAGAAAAAAATAAAAGTATACGTGATAAATTATTAAAAGAATTATTAACTAAATCTGAAGAAGAATATGATGATGGACCCAGTGAAAGGGAAATAATAAAAAATACAACAGATATTAAAGTAAATGATGATTTATTGAAAGATGATAAAGAAGAAATTTATGATAATGTTGATATTTTTGAAAAAGAAACAGAAAAAGATAAAGGTTATTTAGAAATAATGGAAAGAGAAACTCGTAATACAGAACAAAATAAAAATGATTATATGACTAACGATTATAATATTTCGGAAGAAAATAACGTTTTAACTGAACCCATTGTTACTGAACCCATTGTTACTGAACCCATTGTTACTGAACCCATTGTTACTGAACCTGTTTTAACTGAACCTGTTTTAACTGAACCTGTTTTAACTGAACCTGTTCTTGAAGTATCTGATGTATCCGAAGAAAGAGATAAAATAAGTGATATATTTACTAGTGATAAACTTATTAAAATAGATAAAAATAAAGATGAAACTGATACATTAGATAACTTCTATGAAGATTTAAAGGGAATGTCAAATAATTCCAATACAAATACAAATACAGAATCTTACTCATTATTTAATTGATTGTGTAAGAATTATATTAATTAAATATATTATAAAATATAATGCAAAAATATATATATTCTATTATATTTTCAATAATTGTATTAATAATATACTTAATTTACTATAAAAAATATGATCAACCATACGTCTTGAAAGAAAATATAAATACATATATTATTATCATATCAATATCATTTATATTTTCATATATTTATATAAATAGATCTTCTGAAATTAAAACAGTAATAGAAGAAAATATAAATAATGCGAAAGTTCCATTTTAATATAAGTTGTATTCATTTTTAATATATGGTTCTGGTCCACTATACATAAATTTAAAATATTGATTTATATTATTTTTTTTATTGTATATATCATATATTTCGTATATCTCTTTACTTTTTAAACCATGTAAATCGCTCACCAATTTATGTAATTTTTTATTTTTTTTATCAACCGAAAAATCGGCTGTTTTATAAGCATTATTTATATTATTTGGTGGTATGGTTATAGATATAGATTGATAGGCATTACATGTTTTATTTAGTAATTCCATTAAACTATCTATAGTATATTCTGTATATTTAACTTTCCCACTTTCTAATTTTTTCATATTATTATTTAATTTTTTATAATAATTTTTTGCATTTTCAAATGAACTACTATCTTTGGATAATATAAAGTCTTCACCTGTTGCTGCCTTTGTAAAAAATTCATTAGATTTACTATATTTTTCAAATTCTTTCAATCCCGATTCTACTTCACTCAATTTTTTTTTAATTTCTTCTTTAGAAAGTTTATAAGGTTTATTTATTTTTGGTTTATCCGGTTTTGGTGTATCTGGTTTTGGTTTATCTTCAAATCCAATTGTATCTATTTTATTTATAATATCACTTTTATTTTTATAAATAAACAATGATATCATTGATATTGATATAATTATTAAAGTAATTCTCAAAATATTTTCATTTATTATATTAAATATAGTAATAACTATAATAATGATATAAATAAAATTATATTGCATTTTTATTTATAATAATATTAAATATATAAATTATAAAAGAAATAAATATAAGAAATACTCCCATATATGCAATACTTGGACCATTATTCATATAATCCATCAAAGCTAAAAAATGTATATTTATAATATCTTCTGTTTCATATTCTTTCACATTATTCATATCATAATCATATTTAACTTTTTCTAAACTATTTTTAAAGTCTTCACTAAAAGTACTAACACTTGAAGCCATATTTCCCATTATTGATCCAATATTTTCGTCTTTTATTGTACTATTCCCTTTTAATTGAATTGCCTCGGGTTCCACATCTTCCGAATCTGTATCATCAGATTCAGTATCATCTTCTTTAACCCCCTTTGTAATTGTTAATGATTTAGAATCTTTACCATCCATAATATTTACAGATGTTGTTTCATTCTCGTAATCATCTTTGAAATATGTTTCATCAATTACTTGATATGATTCTGCTTGATAAGGTTCAGTTCCCATATATATATATTATAATAATATATTAATTTATATATGAAATCAATGGGACATTTGTTAATATCATCCGTCTACAACAAACTTTTTTAATATTTAATTTATCTAATACTTTTCCTTCAATAGATTTTACAAGTTTTTCATCTAAATTAATAGTTTTAATATCCAATTGATTTTCATTTTCATCATTATCTATATTTTTATGTTTATTACATAACATGATAAAAGGTTTCCATTTATCTCCCATAATTTCACCACAAGTAAAACATCTAATTGGAATAATCATCTTTATAATAATATATATATTTATTATTTTAAATATTATCAAATTATTTAATAAAATACTTAAAATTATAATTATATTAAGTAATAAGTAATTGAGTGCGGTTGAATAAAGATAAAAATATAAAGTATATTGATATATATATAATGCCTTCCAAAAAAGTTAAATCTAAAGCCCCCAAGAGTAAATCGGTAGAGGTCCCAGTTGAGGTCCCAGTTGAAGTCCCAGTTGAAGTCCCAGTTGAAGTCCCAGTTGAAGTCCCAGTTGAAGTCCCCGTTGATGCCCCCGTTGAGGAAGAAGTTGATAATTTTATGGTTTATTCTGAATTAGCAGAAATTAAAACTAGACTTAAAGTATTAATGACTATCACACGAGAACTATCTACATATGTCACAGCTGTTGAGAAACAGGTAACTAAAGATAAGCGTGTTTTTGATAAGAAAATGAAAAAAAAACATAAAAAATTAAATAGTGATGGAACTAAACCATTGAACGGATTTTCTAAACCCGGACAAGTTTCTGATAAACTTCGATCATTCATGGGTCTCGCCCCCGATCAACTTGTAGCAAGGGTAGAAGTTACTAAATTTATTACTAAATATTGTCAGGAAAAGGGTCTCCAAAACGAAAAGGATAAAAGAATTCTACTACCCGATAAGGATTTACAAGCACTCCTTAATGTTGGTAAGGATGTGGAACTAACTTATTTCAATTTACAGAAGTATCTCAAGTTCCATTTCCCTAACAAGGATGGAGTATACATGACTCAGTAATTTATTATTTATTTCTTATTATTATTTTTATTATTATTTTTTTTTATTATTATTATTATTATTATTATTTAAAAGAATAATATATATTAATTATAAATGTTAGAGAATATCAATCAAGAGCAATTTGAACAAATTATCAATGTGTTAATTATGTATAAACAATTAAATAAAGATAAAGAAGTTTATTTAAATGAAACTTCATTAAAAGAATGTATGTCGTTTTTTAAAAATGTAAAATTACCTGATCAAGAACTTAAATAAATTATAATATTATTAAAATATAATGATACATAGTATATCTGATGAAACAATTATACTTATTAATAAAAAAGAACAACATATAAAAGATTTAATTGGATGTTCTTTTATATTATTATTAATAATAATGGTATTAATATATTTTTTGTATACTTGTTAATTATTAATTATAAGCAAATGAACTTAATGATTGAGTTAATGGATTTTCTCTGAATGGATCTAATAATTCTGGGTAAATTCTATCTGATAATTTATCATTATCTAATGTATACTTATCTTGTGTTATTTGACAATTAAAATCAGATGGAATCTTACTATATACCTTACTAATATTTGACCCGTGTTGAGTAATATAATCACTATCTAATTTATGTATATCCATATTTACAGTATCTTTACCATTAGTTAATTTAACATTTGATAGAGTTGGGGCTCTACCTTGAGAAATAATTTCTTTAGAAGGATCTGTTTCCATATTACAATAATTTTTTCTTGATGTATCTTCTGATATATACGTACTTGGATTTCTATTATCACTATACATAGTTGTTTGTTTCAATGTTTTTTTAACAGGATCTTGTAAACCAACGGTTGATTCACTAATATAGGTTTTAAGATTACCCTCATAAGTTCTTTCAACTGTTACTTGTCTTTCATTTGCTGGGGCCACATATCCCAATAAATTATAATCTATGGTTCTATCATTTTCCCCTCTAACATTGCGATCTGTACTTGTTCCTAGCATTGTTTTCAAGGTTCTTTGAACCATGGGTCTTTTAGTTTCTTCTTGTAAACCATTACAAGAAGCAATACCTAATTCTTGTTTATTTAAATATGATCTATTGGTGGGTTTTATAATTTCTTCAGGTCTTAATGTAGCAGCAGCAGTTTCTGCTACTGTTGTAAAGTTTCTTAATGGGGAATTTTTATAATCTCGATAAGGTCTGTTTTTATCTACGTGGGCTTGATTACTCCTTTTATTAATATATTTACCTGCATTAATTCTACCTTCATATGTTTGTTTTTGATTATTTAATGTTCTTATATTTTCAATTGAAGCCCTTTCTGCCGCAATTCTCATAATATCTCCATTAGATCCTGATTTTTCATCAATTGGGGGAACATATGTTTTTTCATAGGGGAGTTCATTTGTTTTATATTTACCTGGATCATATCTATTTTTATCAGATATGGGACCTTCATATGTCATACCAAATACATTCCCAGAATTTTTAGTTGGAGCAAATTGGGGTGCAACTTCACTTTTCTTCATTTTTATATCATTACCCATATGAGCCAAGAACATACTATTGTTATTTATATTTGTATTACCCGGACCCGTTCCTTTAAAGAAAGGTTGGACTTTAAAACCCTGATCATTAGTTAAGAAATCCATTTTATCAATTTGTTCATTTGATATTTCACTTTTAAATGTTTGTGCTTTATTATCTATATTTGTTTCTCCAATTCTTCCTGGTTTTATTATTTTGTTATTACTTATTATATTATAATTTCTCAATTTAGAATCATTTTGGACATTTGTATTAATAAATTTATCTTCGTGGGGGGAATTCATTATTCCATATACCGAATTTCTTTGAACTATATCTTTTATTGGTGGTGGTTTGGGTTGTGGTGGTGGTTTGGGTTGTGGTGGTTTTTCTTTGTTAATTGTATTATATATATATCCTGAACCCATCATTCCTAAAAATAGTAATGCTTCCATTTATAATATATATATAATATAATAAAATTTTAAATTAACATTTGAAATTATCTAATGTTTGAAGAACAGTGTTTTCTCCACCTCTTCTAAATTTTTCAATACTATTTATTTGTGGGTCTTTCATTAAAGGATAAAAACGATCTAAATTTACAGATGATATATCAACAGGTATTTTAGGCAGGTCGGGTAGTTTACTTTTAAGATGATGTAATTGATGATCAAAAAAACTATCATTATTAGCTTTAATTGTATTATTTTTAATAACTTTATGATTATCATCTAATAATAAATTATTTGTATAGTAATTTTTTAAATCTTTATTATGATCTTTATTTAATTTAATTTCTTTTAAATCTTTATTTATCTTTCCATTATAAAATTGAGACATAATTAATTGTTTAGATTTTCTTTCTAACAATATTTCATCTATTCTTTTATTAGAATTATCTGTATGATAATCAATTACTCCATAATCCATATTATATAATATATATGGTATAAAAAAAAAGAACTTATAAAAAAGTATATTAAAAATTAATTATTTTCCACCTGCTTTTAATTCACATCGATTGTAATAATCCATGTTTCGCATAATTTGTCTTGTACTTACACCCCCCTGTTTCCAGGTTTTCATATTATCTTCAGGGATAATATGTATGTGATTTTGGACGTTCGCATGTAGTTTAGGGACTTGTGGTGTATAATAATGCTCTAATAAACTAACTCCCGATAAAACATTACATGTTCTATGTTGTTTAGTTCCATCACTTGATATTAATTTAGATTCCGTATCAACATTATAGAATCCCCTAATATAAGGTGTAGTTAATGTTAATCTTTCATCTAATTGATGGATTGTATTTAAATTAGTTAATTCATTTAATCTTACAAAAGAATTGTCATCCACTAAACAACCATCTTTTCCAATAGAACCTGCTCCACCAGAAAAATTAATACCAACTTGACTAGTTTGAATCCCCCTCGCTGTTTTCTGTCCACAATCTTTAGGATAAAAATTTTCTAATTTATATGCTCCAGGTTCCAGAGATTGTGCTGTTTCTAAAGTTTGCATATATTTATCATCTTTTAAATTATTCATTATGTTGATCCCAAATGCTGAATTTTCATTATTATTTAATAGGTCAGAACTCATATATATATATATTTAAATATATTAATAATTTATAAATTAATCAACATATTTAAATATTATTAATATTATTGATAATATTAATGAAAATTGCAATAGTTGGTAAAATGTGTTCAGGTAAGTCTACATTAGCCAATACTATAAAAATTATTGATCCTTCATATGAAATATATTCTTTTGGTAATGGAATTAAAGATATAGCATATAATTATTTTAATATGGAAGGTAAAGATAGAAGTTTACTTATAAATATTGCTACAAAAATGAAAGAAATTGATGAAGATATATGGATTAAATACTTAATGAAACATATAAATAATGACAATTGTATTATTGATGATGTTAGACATCAAAATGAACTTGATTATTTAATAAAACATAATTGGAAAATAATTCATTTACATATTGATAAAAATACACAAGAATCTAGATTAAAAAAAATATATCCAAAAAATTATATAGATCATCTAAATAATATAAATGATATATCTGAAAATTGTGATTCTTTAAAATATCCTAAAGGTTATAATGTATTACATATAAATACAACTGAAGATTATCATAAAATAAATATGTCAATTCATAGTTTATTAAATAAATAATAATATATTATTTATAAATATGACAGATAAATATTCATATAATAATACACTTGAAGAAGGAGAAACAGGTATAAATATTGAATTATTGTTCACCTGTGGATTATTATTATTTGCTTGTTGTTCTATATGTACAAGTAAATTAAATAGATATATAAAAAATAAAGAAACAATTATTATTAATGATAATCCATTAACAGAAAATTTATATATAAAAAAAGACAATGAAGAATGTTGTATATGTTTACAACCCTTTATTTATAATAGTAAAATATCTTCTTTACAATGTGGACATATATATCATACAGAATGTATATCAGAATGGATTCATAGAAATAATACGTGTCCATCTTGTAGAATAAATGTTTAATGATATAAACATTCACACACATGACTTAAAAGTAGATCTAATTGATCAATTGATAATTTATCTTTATTTTTTAAAATAATTGATTCAAGTTTAATAATTGCATATTCATCTAATTCTTTTCTTGTTGGGAAATGTCTTTCAAACTTATTGTAAAATATATTTGTTTTAGGCATATCTATTGATTTTTTAAATATATTATCAGTATTATTATAATTGATTGAATAATCTGTTATATCTTTAAACAAGATAAGATTATTTGGATTCATATTTGATATATCTTCTATTTTAGAAAATTCATAATTTATCCCATTATTTGATTTCCATATATTATAATAATCTTCTTCATAATAACTTATAAAACCATTAAATCTATTAATATATAGATCTTTTTCATCAATGATAAAACATTCTTCTTCTTTCATATTCGAATCTTGATTTTCAAAATTACTTTTAAAATCCCAAAAAGGACCCATAATATCCCACCCTAGCATTAATAATTTGTTTTGTATTACTTTATATACGTCTCCCGTATATTTGTTAAATAAAATAGTATTCATTAATTATTTTAAAAAATAAAATTCAAATTATATATAATTGTTATCAAATATACTTTAAATATATATATATATAAAAAAGACAGTATACTATAATAATAATAATATAAAATGGGAATACCTGTATTTTTTAAAACTTGTATAGAAGATTACAATGATATTTGTAGAAAAGTAGATAATGATAAAATAATTGATCATTTATTTTTAGATTTAAATTGTTTAATACATCCTTGTTGTCAAGGCGAAACTGATGAAACTATTATGATTGGAAAAATAATTAAAAAAATGAAATATTTATTTGATTTAATTCAACCAAAACAAACTTTTTTAATAGCTATTGATGGTCCGTGTCCCAAACCTAAAATGATCCAACAAAGAATTAGACGTTTTAAATCTATCCATGAACATAAAATATGGGATACAAATGCTATCACACCTGGAACAAAATTTATGGAAAAATTAGAAATAGAAATATTAAACAACTTATCATTATTTAGTATTATAAGGGGTAAAACAATATTTAGTAGTTGTTTAGAACCCGGTGAAGGAGAACATAAAATATTTGATTATATTAAAAAAAATAAAATAGATAATAATGTCATATATGGATTGGATGCTGATTTAATTATGTTATCATTAATATCTACAAGTGATAATATACAACTATTGAGAGAAACAACTGAATATAAAATTGAAAATATAGATTCTGATTATGTTTATTTGGATATAAAAAAGTTAAAACGACAAATTATAAATAAAATAAAACCATCTATATATTTATTGACTGATAATAATATAATAGAAGATTACATATTTATATGTTTTCTCTTAGGAAATGATTTTGTATATAATACACCATCTATTAATTTAAGATATGGTGGTTTAGATTGTTTATTAGAAACTTATACTATGTTATGTGACAAAAATAATGGTACATTCTTTTTAGTAGATAAAACAAGTATAAATAATATAAATATAATAAACTTTAAACAATATATTTATGAATTATCTTTAAACGAAGATAAAAGGTTACAAGATATCATGAAAATTAGGAATAAACAAGAACACAAATTTAAAAAAATATATTATGGAACAAAAGATAAATCAGAAGTAGACGTTCATAAACCAATTGTATTTAGAGACAAAGAAAAACAAATATTTTCCGATTTATCTTCTTGGAGAAATAAATATTATATGAAAACAATATTTAATGAAACATATTCTAAAAAACATGATGCTTTAATAAATATGGAAAAAAATAAAATAGCTTGTGCGTATATTAAATCATTATTATGGACATTACAATATTACGTAAAGGGTTGTAGGATATGGAGATATAGTTATGATTATAATATAGGTCCTTCATTAATAGATATTTATAATGTATTGAAACGAGATACTGATATCATATTAGATAAAGAGGATAAACCATATACAACATTAGAACAATTAATTAATGTATTGCCTTTAAAAAGTCATCATTTAATTGAAGGTGATTATAAAATAGACCGAATTATGTATCCCGAAACACCTCAATCTTCATATTTATTAAAAAGGTATTTATGGGAAGAATATTTAATATTACCTAAACTATAATATTTTTAATTGTTTATTTATCATTCTTTAATAAAGTATTTATAACTGGTTTTTTAACCGAAGGAAAGGTGGCTATTTCGTTTTTTATAGAATTAGGATGCATATATACATCATTTATAGGGTCATTTGTTAAATATTCATCAATCTTTTTTTCATGATTATACATCTCATAGATATTTGTTTGAGCTGTTATTATAGGTCTATAATATCCTATAAGAGTATTAATAGGATTGGATTTTTTATCATATAAACTTTTTTCATAATCTTGATTCGTATATTTAAATACTTGGGGTTTATTATAAGTTGTATTATATTTTGTTTTAGATATAATTTTAGGGAATGTTATTTTATCATTACTCTTCACATAATAATTTAACATATTATTAGTATTCGGACCCGAACAAGGGAAATATTTAGTATTATTCATATTTGATGTATCTTTTACTTTTTTTTTCTTTTCTTCTCCTCCACCCTCGTCATCACCACCTTCTTCATCACTTTCTTCTTC